AAACTTCGGGCTTTTCGGTTTTTTCAGTCTGGCAATCACTTCCTCCAGACTGCCTTCTGTCACCACGCGAAATTTACCCTGCACCTCATTCATCTTCAGATAACCCATACGCCGTTGGAAGCTTTGGTTGATTTTCTCTTCGTAACTCATGTACAGCACCGTCCCATAGTTGCACAGTTCCTTTCCAAGTTGCATCACAAAGCTGCTCTTCCCGCTGGCACTGGCACCACTGATGAACCACGAAGCGTTCTCTGCCGGGAACCCGAAAGGTTTGCTCCATTTCTCATTCCACGGCAGAGTAACCCATTTCTTGGCGGCTATTTCCTTCGGACTGTACGCACGCTTCATATTTTTTTATATTTTTGCATCATGAATGATTCAATACACATAAGAGTTTCATTATTTAGCAATGTTCCAACGCGAACGGATGATGGGTTTCATCGTTTTGAAACCGTCTTTCTAAATCCGCTCCTACAAGCATGTGCTCCTCCTCCACTGTCAACTCACGAATGGGAAGTGACTCGACATCGATACATTCCATACAAGGTCTTTGGAGAGGGCGGGAGGGCTGAATGCTTTGGCGCTGATTTAATTCTGCGTCACACATGCAAATCAGCACATCAAGCCTTTCTCGTAGCGCAAGCAATTCGTTCAGTAACTGATTTGTTCCAGTCTTCACACGAGGGGATTTATTGTTTTTGTTGCATCTATTCATAATTCATTCATTTTAAGTTTTTCAATCTCAGTATAGACTCTTCTCAAACCACCGCGTGTCTTCCGTACAATCTGGGCTATATCAGCACCTGCTGGGGCATTTACCTTGGCCACAATACGTGCCTGGTTATTCAAGAACTGTTCGCGCTCCTTGCCATCATCTGGTGTCACCTTGCTGTACCGGTCACCATAACGGCTCAACATTTCGGTATAGCCCACCTTCTTACATTCTATGGAGCGGTTGATTTTCTCTTTCAATCCGTCTGCCCCCATCATGTACCAGGCGCAGCAGCGTTCAGTGGCATTCCATAGAGCCTTCAGTTCAAGGAAAGCTTCATACTGCAGGTCGCCTGCTTCATCGAGGATGATAAGCGGGGTTTCCATCGAACGGAGATAATATACCAGGTCTTCATACACGTCTGAATACTTTCCCTTGCTGTCCACACCAAACTCCGCGGCAATCTTGCGTACCAGCTTCAATTTGGTCTTTACCTGCGAGCAGTCGATATACACGGCATTCTTGTGGCTCTGCACATAATAACGTGCCGTGAAAGTCTTGCCGATATTGGGCATGTCGCACAGGATGCCCGACAGGCTGGACTGCTGTGAGAACTCCAGCTGGGCTGTTATATATTCAAAGGTCGGGGTCTTGGCTGCTTTCCATTCCATTTCACCACGGAGGTTCACCCCTAATTTGCGGGCAATGCTTATCCAGTTGGCATCGCTCAGGGCTTTGTCTGTCTGTCCGTTCTTGATTGTACTGTACACAGACGTACTGATGGCCAAAGAGGCAGCATGCTTGGCATCACTGGGATAGTTCGCACGGTTGGCGGCTATCGCTGCTAAAATCTTCTGTTTTTGCGCTTCTGTAATCATAATTCTAACGCTGTTTTAATGTTGTTCTAATTCTGTTCTTACATGTCACTGATGGCCCTCATTGCCTCGCTTATTCCGGAGTGCCATTCATAATCTGATTCCGGATCTGCCGACAATTCGGCTGGCAAATCATTGGATAGTTCCACCGGGGGAAGTTCCAGTTCCTCTTCCGGGTCATCCGTTGGCTGATCCGGTGTACCGGTTCCCACCTTGCCGATGGCGTGGTCATTGAGGTATTTGCTGAAATGGCTCAGAACTTTGTTTTGCTCTGTATAGGCTGCCCGGTCTTCTTCGGTCTGTTCTGCCATCACCCGGTTGTAAGTCACTACCGGACGAACCTTGTCAAGGTAGCGGTCGTTCTGGAACAGGAAGACATCCGTAGGCTTACCCTCTTCATCCGGCAGGTAGTAGGCCGTCACCCTGCGGTTGTTTGGTTCCAACTGCTCCAGCACTTCCGGACCGCTCAGCCACCAGTCTGCATTTGCCACACGTACTGTGGAATTTCTACGAATACTGGTATCTACCTTTTCCCCGATATATCTGCTCAAAGTCAATTTATCAAGCGGTCGAAGGGTCGGATTGATTTTGGCTACAAGCACATCCCAACGGGTCATTCCGGGATATTTCTTTTGGTTGGGGTGAAGCGTATTGTTCCATTCTTCACAATCGCGACGGTCATCCGCCACAAGCTCTTCAAACGTATAATACTTTCGGTCTTCCCAGGTGTGGTTACTGCTGTCGCTCACTTTCTTCTGGTCCACCCGCCGTGCACCTTTGTTATGCCAGCGGCCAATGGCTTCATGGTTCTTATGTGCTATGGTTGTCTTGAACGCACCGTTCAGAGCTTCAGCATATTTTTCCTGTGAGTTCTGCGGAGCACAGAAATGCACAAACTTGAATACCTCACCTGACTTCAGGAATCCTTCTTTATACTTGCTCATCAAGTGCTGCTCCACCTCAATACCGGCTGGAATACCCCATCCGTTGCGTTCGATGAGCCGGAACATATCACGGAAACAGTCCACTACCAAAGCATCATCCTTATCCCGTCCGTAGGCCAGCCCGATACGGCACTGGCTCACCGCATCATAGGCATAATAGGCATGCACATACTCGCCGCCTTTCATTCGGCGCGGCAAATCCACGTCATCCATCGTTATTTGTGACAAAGAGAACTCCCCGCCATGACGGTGCATGTGCGGCATTTGCTCGTGATAGAACTCCATACGTCCACGCAAGACTTTTTCTATCAGCAGCTGGCTTGCCGGGTTGTTCAGAATGTTCCGGATAGTGCTTTCGCTCAGTTCTTTCGGCTCCCCGTTCTTGTCCGTAAAGTCTTCCGGATTGAATATCTCTCCTGTTTCCAGATCCCAAACTTCCAGTTCTCCGCATACAAACGACAGATACATTTCATGCACATCGCTGCCGTATGGTTGGTTGGGAAGTACTTTCAAACTCATCACCAGGCGTTCGTCCATGTGAGTCACCTTCCGTTTGTTCTGGTTGCCGAACTTACCGGTTATCAGACATTCGTAACCGTACTGCTTGTATTCGTTCACTTTCTTTCGGAAGCGCAGGGTACTGGCAGGAAGGTCATGACCAAAGTCTTCGCGCAGGGTCTCGATGGTGGTGGCCATCATGTCCCAGTTGTATTTTTCACCCATCAGTTTGCGGTAGTCATTGCTTCTGTTATAAAGCTTGATACAAGTATTCAACACGGAAGCATTCACCGCATATTTCCGGGCAAGTTCGTCTGTAGCTCTTTTGCTGGAAGAATGGGCAGACCATTCCAAAAAATAGGCTACTGCAGCCTGATCCAGCACATAGTTTGATAGTATCCAGTGGCGAAGTGCCTGCTCTGTTCCACCGGGGTTGTCTTCCTTCACCCGTTCCAGACACTCGGTAGGCAGGCTATTGAGGGCGACCAACGCGCAATTTCCAGCAGCACCTCCACCACGGCGCACCACCTTGATACGGCCACGGTTCACCCAGT